AAAGTTCTATATAACCTCCAGGAGCAAGCGTAACTATTGCCTGTGTTGCACAAGCAAGAGAGCCTGTTTGTGTATGTGTATTAAACACCAAAGACTTGTCTAGTTGAACTCCATCTTGATAAATCGCCATACCAACAGTTCTATTTGCATTGGTATTTGATATACTGGCAGTAACACCTACTTGTGCGACAATAGAAATAGTACCATTCCAAGTTATTCTGTTGGTTGCTGCCACTGTCCATTCTCCATGTGCTGTTCCAGCAGAAGTAGTGCCTGCGGCTTTGGCAAATGCGCTATTAGCTACTGTGGTTGGTGCTGAAGCAGAAATATACATTCCCACAAAGTGCGAAGATATAGCAGCATAGTCATTTGTTGCGTCATGTCTATCAACTAGATAAACGTCTACGTGTTTGTCGGCATCTATTTCTGCCCAGAGTTGAGCATAACCGTCAATTAGTGTTGGTGCCACAGAAGGCTGTATGTCTATTGTAGAAACTTTGAATTGTTTTCCTACGTATGATGTTAAAAATGTCATATTATTTACTCCGTTTAATTAATTGTCTTAACTAAAAATATTAAATCAACTAACTTATCTATATCATAAAAATCCTCTGGAAGACTGTTATGTTTAGAAGAATTACACAATTTACATAGCACACAGGCATTTGTCCTAGTTAATGGATTTCCTAGAGAAAGAGGGTAAATATGATCTATGCATAAATTTTCTATACTGCCACAGTTGAAACACTTATTATTAAATAGATTATATGTAAATTGTTCGTCCTGTTTTGTGTAGTTTTCATTAACCTCTAGTTTCATAGCCCGACGTTTCCTGCAATTTGCTCTGCATTTCTCTGGGTGTGCTTTTTTATATTCTTTTCTATATTCTTTTTGATATTCTGCAATTTTTTCTGCATTTGCTTTATTATATTCTTTTTTTTGTTCCGCAATTTTCTCTGAATTTTCTTTTTTATATTCTTTTTGTTTTTCTGCAATTTTTTCTTTATTTTCTTCATAATATTCTGCACAAATGCACTTCACACTGCAAAATACCTTGGTTGTTCTTATACATTCAAACCCTAACCCGCACCATTTACAATATCTCATATTTCACCCTTTTATATCTTAAACCAATTATTGCTTGCTGCGACGAACCATACAGCGTTATATGCACCAGATATCACAAACGTGCTATCTCCGTCTATTGTCTGGCTCGAAACCGATACATCAACTGTGATAGGCTTAGCCCCTGCGGTACCAGACACATCCTTAACTATAATAACCTTCTTATCTAAATTAACAGCCGACGGGAGAAAAACCGAAAATGAAGCGCTAGTTGTATTGCACAAAATAAGAGTAGCGCTACCATCACAATAGTATTCAGAAGAAATAGAAACTTGATCAAACGCTATTGGCTTATTAAATATAACGTAACCATCAAATGTATTATTTCCCGCAAAATCATTATTTGCAGAAAGAGAAACCGATGATGAAGAAAGAGCATAGCCATCTAAATCTTTTAATACGGTAGTATTCCAGGTAGTTTGTGCTGTAAAGTTTCTTCCATAACCATCTGCCGCATTTCTTAGATTCTGCGCTTGAGTTACGTTTTCTATAAATCTAGCGTCTTCTACTGAATCTAAAGCATAACCATCCAAATCTTTTAATACAGTAGTGTTCCAAGTAGTTTGTGCTGCAAAGTTTCTTCCATAGCCGTCAGCAGCATTTCTTAGATTCTGCGCTTGAGTTACGTTTTCTGTAAAATTAGAATCTACTAAGGAATCTAGAGCATAGCCATCCAAATCTTTTAATACAGTAGTGTTCCAAGTAGTTTGTGCTGTAAAGTTTCTTCCGTAACCATCAGCGGCATTTCTTAGATTCTGTGCTTGAGTTACGTTTTCTACAAAATTAGAGTCTACTAAAGAATCTAAAGCATAACCATCTAAACTAAAACGAACGGTAGTGTTCCAAATGGTTTGCTGTGTATTTATATTTTCCAAAGAGTCTATTAATGATTGATAACCATCCAAATCTTTTAATACGGTAGTATTCCAAGTAGATTGGGCCACAAAGTTTCTTCCATATCCGTCAGCAGCGTCTCTTAAATTTTGAGACTGTGTTACATTTTCTATAAAACGCGCATCCACTAAGGAATCTAAAGCGTAACCATCCAAAGCTGTTTTCAGCGGAGGGCAGTTGATGTCCTTAGCAAATCCAACATCTCTACTGAAGTTATTTATGCCAGTAAACGTCTGGTCGGCTATTAATGAAACCGCACTAATACCATCAATTTGAGCTTGATATCCATCCAAAGCCGCGTCTAATACAACGTTTGCTATATTACCACCGACAGTAATGCCAGCATCGAAATCGTTCATAGCGGTAAAAACGTTATGAGCAACAAGAGATACATTATTAATACCATCTATTTGGGTTTGATATCCGTCCAAAGCAGTTTTTAATGGAGGACAATTTATGTCTTTCGTGAATCCGACATCCCTGGTAAAATGATTTATACCAGTAAGTGTATTGTTACCTGCTAAAGAAGCATAGCCATCTAGTGCAGCACGAACAGTCGCGTTCCAAGTACTTTGCTGGGCTAAACTTGTAGTAACATCAGCGGCAACGGCATAATATCCGCCCAATATGGCTATTAGTGCATTAGTTGATGGAATAAAACCTGACATGAATCTCTCCTAATTTTTATTTTTTAATTTCCCCAGGCTTCAATTCTGGCCGTTCCAGGCGAAGATGCGGTTTTTAACCTGAACTTGATTGCGCATTCATGTCTGTTATCAAAAACAACACCAGACGAGGAGTCATCTGGACTTAGCTCTCCGTGAACTGTCGTTCCGCCATCAAACGAATATTGTATAACAATACCGGTGGCACTAGTGTTTAGCATCATTATGCCTTGGCTTATAAAATTCCAACTGTATGAGCAATCATCAAAATCGGTAGTTACAACCGAAACTAGGGCAAAAAAACTTGGTGAAGACATAGATATCCTCCTAATAAAGATAGACGTTTCCCACAATAAGAAAGAAAAATATTGATAGAAATAATAAGATTGTAGATTATTGATTATATTGAGAAATTTATTATAATCTAATTTTAAGAATAGTAAATTTTATAAAATATTTACACAACACAATTATGCTTTTTTGCCCAAGTCTATTATGCGAACAAAAAGATCAGTAGCATTAATTGATATGCCTACCTGAATAACACGTTTGCTGCTTCCTGGTATCGCCGTCCCAACGCCTCCACCTGTTTGAAGAAAGTATGCCGTTCCGGCGATAGCTCCAACCAAACACCCGACACATGGGCCGGCAGTAACAATCTCACAAGTAAGTCCTGGAGTAGCTTGCGCTGTACGAGCAACACCAATTATTTTAGATTTTAAATCAGTTGTGTCTCCTTTTCCAATATTATTATTCGTGCTGGTAAAATATACCGGGTCTCCAACAGAAATAGCCTCTAAAACAACCAAAGTGTTTTCTACCTTGGGAGCCTCCGTTATTCCTAACGAAATGGCATCATCTACATAGTCTTTGGGAACCAAATCCCCAGAGTTAAATGGCCCAAGACTAGAGCCAGTGACTTTATATCCATCCAGAGCAATATCGCCGCCCATAGTAAGGCCTCCAAGGACCATACTGTCGGTGATAGACATTTCTTCCGAATATCCTTCAGTGTCGTTCATAAAAAGTGGTTTTCTCTCGGTCATAAAAGCCTCCTAAGTGATTTTAATCTATTTCTCTAATAATTCCAGTGTCTGGATCTATAGAGAGTCGATTTTTGTCTTTAATATTATATTTTTTCACAAACTCTTCGATTAGTTTGTCGTATTCCGGCTTAAGTCTGTTGATTATAGCATTAAACTCTGCCACACTATCATCCTCTTGTTTGCATTTTATATCATATTCTGCTTTTAGCTCTTTCTTTTTATAATGTGATATTTGTATTGCCTGCATGGCATTTCTAATTTCGGCATCCATCTTTCCAAACTTTAAAGCCTCTATCTCTGAAATTTTCACAACAAAGTCTATAGCATGGTCTACTTGACTTGTTTTCTTTATCGCTTTCTTTTCTTTCATTCTTTACTCCTAAGACAATATTTTTGTAAGATTAAACTGCACAGACAACAGAATAGAGTTTGGGCTGATCCCGCTTCCTATAATCTGCAAAAAAATATCGTTATCAGCATCTCTTAAAGAGCTTTGGGTTATTTGTCCATCAAGCCCCACAAATACAGACTTGCCGATTAACAATCCAGAATAAATCCCCTCTATTAATCCAGATAATTGAACAACACATTTTGTGCTAGACTCTTTTGTCACTACTATTCCTACTGTCGGCAGTTTGGAAACATGCCTCATGTCTGCCCTTCCTACCGTATACACAGAGTCCATAAACGATATTATATATACACAATCCCCAACCAAAACACTGTTGTCGCAATTAGCGTTTAAAAATTTTTGATCTGGGAAACCAAAAAAATATGACATTCTTTATTCTCTCCTGTTTAACAGTTCCAGGCCTCAACTCTCACAACAACACTTTGTCCCGGCGACTTTCTTCTTAAAAATATTACATTGCGCTGTCTATTATCAAAAAATATACCTTTGAAAAAAGCTGGATTTATTTCCCCATGAACAACGTGGCCAGAAAACGAATATTCAATTATATCATTTGCATTATTAGATTCTACAAAAATAGAAAGTGATGTAGAATTAAAGGCCCACTTAACAGAGGAGTCGAATTCAGTACTAGAAATCTCTACTTTTTTAAAAAAATCAATTTCGTTTTTAAGAGTCAAAATAGCCTCCAAGCAGCACTCAATTAGATATAAAAATATTGATAGAAATTGTTTTTATGGCCGGATAACTATTATATATTATGGAATTTATAGGAGGGCGAGCTTGAACATTAAATACTGTAGCTTAAGATCTTGCGCGAGGCACTCTTTGTTTAAATCGTCAAAATAGATACTTCCCTGCTGTAGATTCAGGGAAGACAATATGAATTTCAAATCTAATAAATCTTCTGAGTCAAAATTATTAGGGTCAGATATAAACTTGCAGTGAAAACGGCCATATTTGCCACAATAAAAATGAAGATTCTCAAAACCAAAGAAGGTTTTTAGTTGGATGCATTGTTCCTTGTCGGTCATTTTTTAACACTATAAAAATAAACAGGAGTTTCTTCGTGAATACCAAATTTTTCTTTATATTTCAATAGCTTTCCGGAAGAGCCGCCCCAATTAACATAAAATTGCTGGCCAGGCAAATGAATGCTTTCAAATGTTTTGTAATCGCAATACAAACAAGTATTTCTCCCCATAGAGATATCAGTTTTGCGTATTAAATATTCATAACTATTTTCTTCTGCCTTATGTAAAACACAATATCCCATCATCACACCACTCAAATAATAAAATCTGGAAATTAAATTGTCTTTCTCTTCCTCATACCACCGCTTAAAAAACCAACTATCTCGACCGGAATGCCGCTGCCAATTATATTTGGCCCCAGAATGTGCATCCCATCTTTTTATCAAATCCAAGGTATCTTCTTGTTTGTAGTCTCTAATCTCTATTCGTTTATCATAATAATTTTTTGTTTCCCTAAGTTCTCTATATGCTTTTCCCGGCAATTTAAAAAAACCGTCATCGAATCGAGAAATTAGTTGCGTTAGCTTCCAGTCGTATTTAATTTCAGGCTTATCATAAACATAATAATAACTTACTTTTTCAAAATCAGGCCGGAAAGAAGCATCAAAAGAAATAGCATTTTTCTTATTTTTTACATACCCCTTCCAGTCATCCAGAATATTTCCTTTACCAGCCATACACATCAAAACATATTTGCTATTGTATTTAAACATTTTGTCTCAAACTTTATAAACTATAAGGAATTCTGTTTTCTTAGAAACTCGTCCGGTTGTCTTTTTGTTGCTCAAATGATTGGTGCTGGTTTTTACAGGAATTGCTTCCGCAAAAGTTCCGCCTTCTTTTTCACACACGGATTTCATGTCATCAAGCAGATTATTCTTACTAACTTTCTCAACAGCCATAAAAGAAAAATAATTACTCTTATTATAGCATTTTTTAACAGTTTCGGTCCAATATTTTTCTAGCCATTCATTGTAGTTTGTGTAATGACTGCTTTGCTTATCATCCTCTGCGTATATTTCCAGGTCAAAAAACGGAGGGCTGGAAAAGCTCAAATCAACAGACGGAAACACAGAATAATCTAGTTTTTCAGAACACCCGTCGACCGCCTTTCCAAAACCATTAAAATATTTTATCATTTCGTTTATTTTTCCGCTAGTTAACGGGTCTATTCCATAATATTCAATTCCTAAACTCAACGCGGCAACACAGCGCGCTCCCCATCCAGAGCTATAATCTATCGTCTTTTTAACATTATACTTGGAATAAATATATTTGGCTATCATTGGCTTAAAATGACTAACGCTGTATGCTAATCCGCTTGAACGCATTCCTTGAGTAATCATGTCATCATCAATAGCAAAAACGTATGGCCTGTCTGTTCCGTCTTCTTTTGATTTTGCCCAACCCATTCTGTTTCGCAAAACTTTCTTAAAAGATTCGTCATCATTAAAAACTTCCATACAAGATTTGGTTTTTTTGCCACCTTTGGCATTTAAAAATAATGGACCAGTAAAATGCTTGGCTATATTCAAACCGGTCGCGTTTGAGTTGATAATTGTTCCATTGGTAATTACACAGGAGGGATTTTTAGATTTTAATTTATCGTATTCGGACTGAAGCTCACTGTCTGAAAGAATTGGGAGCGGATATCCTTTGGCACGGTAATAAGAAAACACCCAATTCAATAAATCAATTCGGTCTTGTCCAGATTTTCCCCATATATATTCTGCGGTTAACGGGTTTCCTTTGGTGTCTTTTAAAGGAGGATGGGATGGTTTATTTAAAAGCCAAGGGTTAGATGAGTTGGCAGAATCGTATGGGGCGGGAATGGTATTGCTGGTCATTATGTTTCCTTTGGATATTTGTATTTTATTATTTACTGTGTTTTTTATTCTTTTAATTCTGCTTTTGCCGGTATCTATGCCATTTTCTTTTAACATATTATTCAGAGCGGCGCCAAATTTCCAGCATGTTTTCCCGCTTGATACAATTTCTCGCAAAGTTAAGCCTGATTTGAACAAATCCATTGCCCTCACACATTCCTGTTCATATTGGTCTGGGTGATGTAATCTAAAATGCAGCATTAAACGAGAGAATGTTTTATTGCATATTTTACATAATTCTGGCATATATTCCTCAAAATAATAGATTGTATATTTCTTTCTCTATTCTTTTTATATTATACACTAAAATCCGGTAGTCAAATAAGTTGTCCTTATAATATTGTATTTTTTCATTTTCTTCGTCATATCTATCTGGCCTATTTTTGCCCATGCCATCTGCCTCTAGCCATATTTTTTTGTCGCAACAGTCTATATAAAAATCGCAAGTCCATTGCCTTTCTTCGCAAACCCTTTTTTCATATTGATAATCTTTAATGATGCCGTCTTTTTTAAATTCCAATAATACATTGGCAACGCTCGATTCAAATTTCGATTTATACAATGTACCATCTTTACCCTTTGTTCGTTGATTATTAAGCTGACTTTCCGGAGGAATATAATCGAATCCAAAATAATCTAGCGCTTTTATATAACTACCAAAATGAATCGCGTATGTTACGGGGCTAAAATTTCCAAAGTGTACCATATCATAATACCCAGGAACCCTATTTACTTTATCCCCAACTCTTATAATTTCTTGTTTTAGTTCATCGTCAGTTATATTTTTATTGTTTAGAATAACTAGGCCACACTTTTTAAGCGTGTTATTCCAACTAATCCCGCCAGATATCTTTGCACAAGCAGTCATGGAACATACTGTTTTTGACATTAGCGTGAACTCTTCTGACTTTGGTGTTCTGCCCAATGCTTTTGACACTCTCAATATATCATTTTTAATTTCCTCAGCCGAAATGCCGAATTGTATATTTGGGTCAATACCAATAAGATGCAATGATTTATTATAAGTTCCAAAATGTCTTTTATACGCACCTATTGGATATTTTCCGTGTTTGTCTATTTCGTCCTGTGTTGGAGTATGCCCTACTTTATTTTTTATATTTAATATTTCGTCTAACAATTCCTTATCGGAATACTCCAACTGAAATCCTCCAAGATTTATGGTCAATCCAATCAACTTCTGGGCGTTCTGAAGACTTCCAAATCTTTCCCTGTATAGCCAGTATCTTTTTGTTATGTTGTCTCCAAAATCCTTCATGTCTTTTTTGCTTGGCGTTTTTCTCAATGTCTCAGATAATTTTTTAAGCTCATCCAATAACACGTCATTAGATATTGTGTCCGGATCAAATCTTTTTATATAATTCATTTAATCTCCAATAGAAGGGTCGTTAGGCACATCTCACCCACATATAATGGTTAAATTATTGATAGATTTTGTAAAAATGGAAATATATGTTCTTTATTCTGTAAAAACAACAGATGTGCCATGTGAGCTTACAAAACAAAAAGGGCGTCATAAAGACGCCCTTGATGCTATTCTATTTTATTAGAAAACTTAATTAAATCAACTGATTACCCGTTTGCTACTGACTTGCGGCCAGTGCATACGCCGCGTGGATTTACGATACCCACACCAATTATCTCGTTTACTACCCAACCGAGCTTCAATTGTTTAGGCTCGTCTGCCGGCAACACTTCGATATCTTGTCTGATCGGCATTACGCCAACGAACTCTGGATCAGCAACGCCGTACACGCTACCAACTGGCACAACCTTACTTACGATAATGTCTGCGCCCCAAAGATGTGCGAAGAGACCGGTCTGGAGAATTTCGCGTTGGCTTACCATGTCGATTTCACCGGCAGATGTTCCACCGAATGAGGTCCAATTCAAGATATCATTGAACTCAATGATATTCATAAGGAACTTGGTCGTGACTAAGTCCCAACGGTCAACTTGAACTTTAACACTGGCCAAGTTGCGCTTCAAAAGGCCTGCGTCAGCGATATCTTGAGCGGTATTTTCCCCACCCAATGATACGTCACCAGCATAGTCCAAAGCCGCAAAGATGTTGGCATCTTCTTGGGCCTGGATTTCCTGGCGTGCTTTTTGCTGGGCACGGTCGATGACGTTGAATCTTCGACGCTTAACTTCGGCGATGCGCACTGTTGGATTCGAAACAATTTCGAAGTCCGGAACGGTAACGCGGTCTGAGAACACGCGTGATTCAGGAGCAGAACCGTTACTTGACACAACAACGGCTGCTACATCGATATCACGGTCGTAAACAGGCAATGCGCCTTGTGGAAGTGGGTCCACAACCAGAACTCTACGACCAACGCCTTGATAGTCTAAGTTCCTACGAATTGGGTTTGCCATTGCTTGACCTAGAGCAATCTTGCCTTCGCTGGTCATCAACGCGCGGCGAACCAATTCGTCTTTTTGCTCTTCTGTAAAAGAAGGGCTACCTGCAAGACCTTGATTGGCTGACTGATTGTTTTGGATAATTGATGCATACTTTACAATCTGTGCTAGCGCATCACGATCGTTAGAAGCATTCAATTCACCATGACTATTAAAAAGTGACATATTATTTCCTCCATAGGAATTTCTATTTCGGTATCTAGTCGTATATTTTCCCGTCCTAGACCTAATAGATGATTTTTTAAATTTGTTGGCTATTGCCAACCGACTCACAACAAATTTAAAAACATTCGGTAAACCTCTGGGGCCGGGATTAAACCCGGCCCCGAGATTAAATTAACTATTAACTAATTGTTCTGTATCCTGCGCCTGCCCACTGAATAACTACACGGTCAAACGATGTAGTAGTTGGTGCCCCACCAAATATACGTGCATTGGTTTGAACCATTCCGCGGCTGCTCGTCAACTCAACGAATTGAGCAACTGCTGGTCCGGAGTGCCATCTTTCCAATAGACCGCTGGCATTAATACCAAGAAGGCCGCCAGGAGCAGGCGTATCAAATGCGCCGCTGCTGGTAGTTGGCAAAACAACTGCTACAGTGGTATTGGTGTGATCAACTGCATCTAAAGTAATTGCATAAAGACCAGGTTGGTTCCACAGGGTAACCTTGCCAGAACCAGACAAAGAGCTGGGACCAACCGAGGTCGATGTAGAATTACCCTTTCCGGTCATAAGTCCGGTATTTCCACCAACAACTGAACCAAACAATGTTCCGTATCCTGCGACACCATCATCAGCTAGATAAAATGCGTAATAATACGGTGAACCTTGATAGCCTGAAGAGGCGATACGGGCATATACTCGTTGACGAGTTGTCGTGCCAGTATCAACGCCAGTTGCAATATAACCGTCGAATACGTCGGCGGCTGCAGTTTCAGACGAGGTGTTGGTAATAGAAGCTGGACCTAAAGTCATTACTTCTCCGCCCAAAATACTTGAGGCGTCTGTATCTAAAAGATCAAATTGTCCTAACGGTTGAACGCCAGGACTTAATGGAAAAAGTGCCATAATAATTCCTCCAAAGGATTATTTTTAAAAATTCTCAGATAAAAACATAGTTTAAATCATAGAATAATTGCTTACATATATACAAAAATATTAGTAGATTTTAATATTTTGTAAAACAAAAACGAATCTCGGGCCGGGATTAAACCCGGCCCTGAGATTAAATTAACTATTAACTAATTGTTCTGTATCCTGCGCCTGCCCACTGAATAACCACGCGGTCAAACTGTGAAGTGGTTGGTGCTCCACCAAATATACGTGCATTGGTTTGAACCCTGCCGCCGCTGCCAGTCAACTCAACGAATTGAGCAACGATTGGGCCAGAAACATATCGGCACAATAGACCGGTAGCATTAATACCAAGAATAGCGCCTGGTAGAGGCGTATCAAATGCGCCTGAAGCCGTAGTAGGTGCAACAATTGCTGAAGTAAGAGTGGCGCTATGGTCAACTGCATCTAAAGTAATTGCATAAAGACCAGGTTGATTCCACAGGGTAACTTTGCCGCTGCCTGCCAACGAGCTAGGACCAACATTAGTTGCCGTTGATGCGCCAGAACCAGTTACTAAACCGGTACTGGAACCAATTACGGTACCAACCAATACGCCATAGCCGGCTGTGCCTTCGTCAGCTAGATAAAATGCGTAATAATACGGTGTACCTTGATAACTTGTAGAAGCAATACGTGCGACTAGACGGGTTCGAGTTGTCGTGCCAGTATCAACGCCAGTTGCAATATAACCGTCGAATACGTCGGATGCTGCAGTTTCGGTCGAAGTGTTGGTAATCGATGTACTTGCTAAGGTCATTACCTCTCCGCCTAAAATACTTGAAGCGTCTGTATTTAGAATGTCGAACATTCCTATCGGCTGAATGCCTGGATTTAATGGAAAAAGAGCCATTTTAATTCCTCCAAAGAATTATTTTTAGAAAAATTCTCGGATAAAAACATAGTTTAAATCTCAGAGAATATCATTTATATACAAAAATATTAGTAGATTTTAGTATTTTTTAATTAAATTATTAGCATCAGTTAACTCATTGTAACTAATAACATAATTAGTCGCAGGATTAACAAAAAGACCAGTAAATCTATTGTCTTCTGATTGTTTGTTAAAATTCTGTTCTAGCGCCTGAAGTGACTTTATTGTCGCTTGGTCTAAAACACCAGTTACGGGCACCTTTATGAACTCCTGGACCTTTGATATATTGTCGTCTGCTTTACTTTCGGTGGTGTTAGCCCTAGGCATTTGTGTCATAGGAATGCCCATTATACCAGCAAGTTCATTAAAAGACTGCACTCTTCTGGTCAAAAACTCAATTATCTGCTGTTTGGTTTGCTTGGCAATTTCTTTATCTTCCGCACTGTCTTCTACCAAGTTCCATTGGTTTATTTCATCAACCAATATTTTAAGTTGTTCGGCCATGCCAGAAATATATTTTGTGAGAAGCTGAGGATTATTTTCCAAGCTCTCATCTGCCATTTTTTCTAAATTTATAATATCGTCCATTGAAGTTTTAACCCTGCCTATAATATTTTTTCCTGGGCCGTAGGCTCTGACTTGATTTAAAGGATTTTTAATTTCATTTTCAATTTCCGAAATATTATTTTGAGGATCATTTTTGTCAAACCAACCATAAATAGAAATAGCGGCCACAGCCGACGCTCCTGTTATTGCAACAACAGGAACGCCTATTCTTTTAGCTTGTTGTTCTACAGTTACACCAAGCAACCTATTGCTTAAAGGAATCTCTCCTTTTTCCAAAATATCTACAAGTTTTTTGTTACGGAAAGGGTTATTCATCAAATAAGTTACTTTCTTTGTGTTTTCTGGGTTCAAAAGCCAGACGCCTAAAGAATTATTGTCTCCGCCTTTATGAAGACTCAAATATTCTTTAAAAAATTCTTTATCATTACTCAGGTTTTTGCTTTGACTGTTTACAATCTGTTGTTGAATAGATTGTACTTTAGTTAGCCGCTCTTGAGCTTCAAGAGCGTGGGAAGCAGAACTAATGCCGGTTACCGCAGGAGAATAGTGTTTTAAAGAATTAAGGCTTTCTTTTGCCTCTGATGCCGGCATTTTCTTAATATTCTCTAATAATTGCAAATCGCTATCTATTTGTGTAATTATCTTTGTGTCTTTTGTTGCCTGTTTTGCTCTTTCCATTACTTCCTGTAATCTATTAAAAATTTTATTAGTTTCTTCAATTTCATTTTTAATAGAATCAGCCACTGCCCTGACAGCATCTTTTGTTTTTGTACTGGTTTCTGAGAAAATTTTACCAACATCTTTTGATACTTCGCCAGCTTTTGTGGCCACAACTTTTTCGCCTTTCAATGCTTTCCATACTTTTCCTAATCCTGACATAACATCAATGCCAACCTCTCCCATCTTAGAACCAATGGCTTTTGCAAGCTTAATCCCATCCCCGGCAGCAAAATTAAAAATCCATTTACCTAATCCCAAAATAGTAGCGGCCTCTTTATACAACGGGCTTACCTCGCCATCTTGCACACGAGTGCCGCTATCAAAAGGGAGCACGTCCATTAGCGCCAAAACTTTCTTGGCAGCATCAGTTAATTTGTCAGCAGACTCAGTGTCTCCTGCTTCATCACAAAGATTGGCCAGTTTAACCAACGAATCAACAGTGGATGCATATGTTCCTAACAAATTACCAGTAGGCATTTTATTAATTACTGACATCATTTTTTCGTGCTGCTCATTTTGATTTTCTACTAGTCCACCATCGCCACGAGATTCAGCAACATATACCGCTTCTGGATGAGCTTTTTCCACAATATCTTCTTTTGGAAACTCTCGTTTTTCCTCTATAACTTTTTTGTCTTCTTGATAAGGATTTTTTGCCGGAGTTTCTTGTTCTGACATTATTTTAAAGAACTCCCGCATTACCTCTGATTTTTCAAAACTCATGTTTTCTCCTATTAGATGCCGCTGAAGTCAAATTGACCTGGGCCAGGCTGAGTTGGGTGCACTTTCTTAATATCCCATACTAATTTTTTTACTTGATTTGTCCAATCTTCTGGAAGCGTTCCGTCGGCTTTTGATAACTGGCTTCTAACAACCTCTGCCCTTTCTTTAGATGTAGAATAATTATATTGTTTTAGCCAGCGACTTGCGTCCATTCTCTCTCTGCCCTCTTCCTGAACCACAATGGCCCTAAGGCAAGATTCTATTTCGTTATCATCAAGATTACCACCGACGTCCCATTTGCATTGGCCAACCGGCTCTCTTTGTGTTTTGGCCTCTTCTGTAGGCTTATCTTTTTCTTCCCCAGGCGCCTGTGCAACCAACGTCTTATATACATCTGATAAAGCCTGATTTATGCCTTCTAATTTGTCTTGATTTTTGCTTAATTCTTTGTAATTAAGCGCGTCTCTTCCGGTTACGGCAACCTGTTTGCTTATAGAATCTGCAATCTGAGGAAGGTTTGCCATTAAAGCATTGAGAGACTCCGCTGATTTTGGGCCAAAAATCCCATCTGTGTCCAAAACACCTCTATCCGGAATATATTGTCTAAAAGCATTTATTAATTTCTGTATCGACTCCACGGTTGGATTTCTGGCCGATATTCTTTGTTTTCCCACACCAGGCACAGTTGGACCAAATCGTTTGCCATCCGACAACACCAAGGCCCTTTTGGAAATCGGCGGTTTGTTTGCTGAAGTTTTTGCAGAAGGCTTTTTGGAAAGATAATCTATGGCCTGTTGCAAGGCTGTTTTGAGAGATAGTAATGACGCCGCCCCTTGTTTTAACTCATCTTGGGTTACAGATTTGCTCTCATCTTTGCCGATTATTATTTGTACCAGTTTCCACGCATAATCTTCTGTGGGGTTATCAAACTGAGGAGGTTTGTTGCCATTTAAGCCTGTAATTTTATTATATAATTCAACAATCTCATTAGCTATATTGATATAATTTTGCCCAGATTTTGCAGAGTATTCTTGAATTACTTTTTTAGTATTTTCTTGTAATTGTTGAGATAGTTTTTTGTATTCCGCTTCAATAGCGGGAATTGTTTTATTTATTGCAACTTCGGCCTCAGCAGGGTCTCTTCCCCAATCCGTAAGATTTTCTTTAATCCCCGGCCACTCTCTTTGTAGTTTAGTTTTTAAGTACTCTACAACCCCACCTATTAATTTTAACTGAGACACTAATTGCTGTGCCTTTTCTTCATCAGTGCCGGTAACAAGAGCCATGCCATCCATACTTCTTTTGTGAGCCTCTAGGTCTTTAATTAAACCATTTATATATGGTTGTGCTTTTTGATTGCCATCTAGCGCTCCCAACCGAGAAATTAAACTTTCAAGATTCTCATCCGTTAGTTTGTATAAATTATATATACCATATCCTAATCCACCGATAAGTAATGCGGCACCTATTACTATTGGAATGGTGCCACCAGAACCCACAGATACGGCTCCAATCAATGCGCCGGTTCCTGTTGTTGCACCAATGCCAGCGCCAACGCCAAGACCAACAGCGTCAAGACCAAACGTAGTTAATAAATCATTCCATCCCCAAGCGGTTTTTATTAATTCTGGTTGAATTAGTGTTGCATATGTGAATAAAATTTCATCTCTTGTTGATTGTGGCATAATTTTTCCTATAAATGTTTTTACCAGGTTCTCTTTGGTTTATTTGAAACAAAAGGAACTTGCCCTGCGCTAAGCGCAGCCTGGGGCCCGGTCGCTGGAGCCAATGGAGTCGTTGTTCCTGTTGGCGTTGATCCAGGCACAGGCGGCGGAGCCGGTGGCGGAGGTGGAGTCGCAGGTGCAACGGCGGGAGCTTTTTTACGATTATATCTCTCCCAGGCTTCTTGTGTTTTGGGGCCCCGCACCCCATCTTCTCTAAGCAAGTGTTTCTTTAAAAATTCATTATATTGTTTCTGAAATTTCATAGTTGCGTTATCAACAGATTGTGTTGACGGCTGCGCAATACCAGGCTGCGCAATACCAGGCTGTTGGCCCGCGGCCTGACCAGGTTGTGGTGGCCATGTTGGCTCTGTTCCAGGCATACGTGACATTGGTCCAGATGGTTTAAACACTGGTTCTGATGGCTTTGGTGGCAAATATGGATTATCTGGATAAGTTTCTGATTGTTGCCAATCATTACGTGCTTTTTTTATTAATTGGTCCACCTTGTCGGCAACATCCAAAAATCCTTTCTCATCTAATTTATTGGCCAAAGATAGTAATTGATACTTAACTACTTCTTCTGGAGTTGCAACGAGCTTAATCGCCTCTTCTAATTCTGGCAAAACATCTTTGTGTCCGAGTTTATTTAATTTTTCATAAAGACTCATTAGCGCGGCATAAGTTCCTTTTGGTGCCGAATGAGCAACTTCAACATCAGTCTCTTGCTGTTCTACAACCGTCTCAACTAAATTGCCATCATCATCTTTTCGATGTGTAATTTCTGTATGCATTTTTCCTGGATGAGCACTATCAATTAAATCTTTTCCTGTTTCGCCTGTGACATCGTAACAGTCTGCTTCGGCAACGAGTTCTGGTTTTTCTACCGCAGAAGTTTTCTTCTGAGCTTCTTGAATTTTTGGCTCAAGAACTTTATATAAGTTTGCGTCACGAGACTTAACTTTATCGAGTATTGTTTTAATCCTGGGGAGTGCCTGGCCTCCACCGGGCCCCAACCATAACTTTAAATCGGCCTTGCTCGGAAGGTCAAGAACATTAGTTTGTTCTAGCGCAGTAACCCACGGCGCTTGAGGGACCTCAACCGGAAGATCGGAAGCATTATCGTCTGTTGATTGAGCGGAACCCTGAGGACTCTTTACAACAAAATCTTTGAATTTATCAACCAATGCCTTGTCTCTAGTCTGCTTTTCCGCCTGTTCCTTCATCTTTTGAGCCTCTGGTGTCATTTTTACCGGCTGCGTGATAGGGCTGCCAGCAGGAACGGCAGGAGGAACAATCGGGGTAGTCTCCGCTGTTTTAATAAATTGTTTTTCGTGAGCAATTCGTGCAAACTCTCTCATAACGGTTGATTCATCAAATTTTATATTACGCATGCTGTGACTCCTAATATTTTCATTTCTTTTAATTTTTCTTCATTCCACAATTCTGAATTTGGGTGTTCTTTGTGAAACCAATCCCATTTTATTTTAGCATCTTTACGAAAATAACCTTTTATTTCAATCCAGACGTCTGAGTCGGGTAAATATAAATCTGGCCTATATGTTTTTCCATTTGGCATTGTAAATATTTGTGGCTGCCAATTATAATCTATTTTTATGCCCCTGTTTTCTATACAAAACTTTATAAGCAAGAGCCCAAAACTCTCCATAATCTTTATCTATAAACCTGCACACTGTATTAACATTTTTATATGTTTGCAGGTCTATTGTAACAATATCTCCGTGAACCTTTAGTAACTTTTTAAGAACATTGTCGTTTGTTAACTTTGTCAAAATCTACATCCATAATAGTTCAATAGTATTATTTATCCCACTCGGCGGACCTGTTACAATCGCTATTCCTGGGTGCGACGGAGTTAATCTTTCTGTGGTTAACAAACCGTCTCCATTAACAAACAACGTGGCATTAACAACATAAGACTGCCTAGCATCGTATTGGTCAGTCTCATAGATTCCTCTCTGAAACCAAACAGTAATTCTTCCGCTAGATATAGTTGTGTTATCTCCCGGTATGTTGCCTATTCTATAAATATAACTAACTATTACTCTTATAGAATCTGGAATACTATCTCCATCAGAATCATAATTTAGTACCGTACCAGCAGGCGCCACTATATCGCCATTAACATCAACCAAAATAAGACCCTCAACATCGGCAGTAAAACTACTTCTCACAATGTTTGAAAATCTTAAATTCTTCATAACCTCAACGGCAGACACCCATTCGCCGTACCCGTCAAACACACCTACTGTGGGAATTATGACAACTTCATCTCTCACAGGCGCAGTAAAAGCAGAAGTATTGATATCATCTATCAATCCAATAGGGGCGGTGCCATCTGAAATCCCACATACTATTTCGTTTCCCATAACTTTCAGTTGAGCAACTTGGCCAGGCTGAAACGTACTGGTAGGATCAACGGGAAACGAAACTGGTAAACTGGATCCAACTTGAATAAGCCTAAGCATTACAACTCCTTGATATTTCTATCTTTTTTACAAACTTTCTTATTAAATTTATATTGAAAGCAATTAACTTCTATGTCATTCATAATATCTATTATTTTATTATATGAGAGTCTGTTTATATTTATTCTGGAATATTGTCTCCCATCCAATATTACGCTTGCTTTAATTTCTCCAAAACAATATTTTATTTTTTCAATTAACTTGTGACACTCTTCTGTTTTAAAAGCACAAGTGTGAAGTGACAAAATATTATCTATTTTGTCCAAACTGCCATCGTCCATAATCCAAAATTTCATAACACTCGGCGTTATTTTTAAATCTTGCGGAATAATCTTTATTCCTAATGGATACCACTTGTCTCTCAATTCTTTAAATTGAATAGTTCGCTGTGTTGTTAAAAGCCAAAAATAAGTTTTTGCTTTTTTGCTAAAAAT